GATTTTTAGAAGCCCAAAAAACCGCAGTATTGGGCAAGTTCCAAGAAATCAATAAGGAAACTGAAGCTTTCAAAAAGGAACTTGAAGATGAATATGGATCAATCAACATTAACTTGGAAGATGGATCATTCTCACCTATTGAAAAGGAAGAAGATAAGAAATAATGTCATCTATAATCAGAAAAATCAGTATTGGTTCTGAGTACAAAACCGATGCAATGCATTATTCTGTTGGACAGTCTGTCTATGGAGGTCATACGATCTCACATATACTTTCTGATCAAGAAGACAATTCTTATAATATATTCATCAAAAAACAAGACGAAGTATTGCCATGGAAGAAATTTAATTCTAACATGGCGATCTCCGTTGAGTATGATTTAGAATATTAGTGAAAAGTTTATTTGATTTTATCGCTGAACCAGTAGGTGGGCGATATTCTAATAAAGTAAAGGTAGGTGACAAAAGCCTTATAATTAACACTCAAATAGAAAGCTTTAAGAGTGTTAACAATATAGCTAGAGTTATTGAAGTACCATTATCTTATAAAACATCTATAAAAGTGGGTGATTTAATTATGATTCATCATAATGTTTTTAGAAGATGGCACAATATGCGGGGTGAAGAAAAAAACAGTAAGTCTTATTTTAAAGAAAATAAATACTTTGTTCAAAGAGATCAAATATATTTATATAAAAGAAAAGACAAATGGAAAGCTTTTGATGACAGATGCTTTATAGCACCACTTGAAGATAATGTAGATATAAACAACTGGCAGGAGCAAAGCCTTATTGGTATACTAAAATACGGTAATAGGTTCTTAGAAGCCTTAGAAATCAACGAAGATGATCTTGTTGGTTATAAACCGTTAGGAGAATATGACTTTGTCGTTGATGGCAAAAGGTTATATTGTATGAAATCTAATGATATTGTTATAAAGTATGAACGTCAAGGAAACGAAATTGAATATAATCCAAGCTGGGCACAAAGCAGTTGAGGAATTAATCAAAGTTGCTAAAGAAGCTATCGTTGATTCAGGAGACGATATCACAGCAGATAGATTAAAGAATGCAGCAGCTACAAAAAAGCTAGCTATATTTGATGCATTTGAAATTCTTAACAGAATTCAAGATGAAGAGAATATGCTAAATGATGTGCCAAAAGAAGAAGTTAAAGAAAAAAGCTTCTCCGGGTTTGCAGAAAGACGATCTAAATAATGTATAAACAAACATTATATAAAAAAATAGAACATATAAAACCTCATACAATTAAGAGGTTGAATAAGTCAAAAAAATGGGCCTATGGTTATAACAAAGAACATGACGTTATAGTAATAAGTAAGACTGGTCAAATAGGTGATATATACGAGATACAAAATTTAATAATTGCTTTACCACTTGAGGATAATACATTTAAATTATCTGAAAAAAAAGAAGATCAACGTTGGCAAGTGTTTGAACCGCGAAAAGAATTAAAAAATATTAAAACAATATTTGACTGGAAATCATATCCGAATACTTTTAAAGAAAAACTTCATGATTACATCGACGAAGAGTTTAAAAGAAGAGACGAAGGTTTCTGGTTTTATAACAAAGGTATTCCTACCTATATTACTGGTACTCACTACATGTATTTGCAATGGTCAAAGATTGATGTTGGGCAAGCAGATTTTAGGGAAGCAAACAGATTATTCTTTATATTCTGGGAAGCTTGTAAGTCCGATACACGATCATATGGTATGTGTTATCTTAAAAACAGAAGAAGTGGATTTTCATTTATGGCATCCGGTGAGACTGTTAACTTGGCCACAATATCTAGTGATGCTAGATACGGTGTCTTATCAAAGTCAGGGGCAGATGCTAAAAAAATGTTTACAGACAAGATCGTTCCAATATCGGTTAATTACCCGTTCTTCTTTAAACCTATCCAAGATGGTATGGATAGACCAAAAACAGAACTTGCATATAGAGTTCCTGCTTCAAGATTCACTAGAAAAAAACTTGATAGCAATGAACAGATTGAGCAAATCGTTGGACTGGATACAACTATTGACTGGAAAAATACAGGAGACAATTCCTATGATGGAGAGAAGCTTGCGTTACTTGTACATGATGAAGCAGGTAAATGGGAAAAACCAGAAAATATATTAAACAATTGGAGGGTTACAAAAACAACATTAAGATTAGGTAGTAGAATTATAGGTAAGTGTATGATGGGATCAACATCAAATGCTTTAGATAAAGGAGGTAGAAATTACAAAAAAATATACGATGACTCAAACGTTAGTAAAAGAAACCGCAATGGACAGACTCGCTCAGGATTATATAGCTTGTTTATACCTATGGAATGGAACTACGAAGGATACATTGATTCTTATGGACACCCTGTCTTTGAAACTCCAAAATCCAAAACTAAAGGCGTTGATGGTCAAAAGATTGAAATTGGAGTCATCGAGCATTGGGAGAATGAAGTAGATGGCCTTAAGGAAGACCCTGATGGACTTAATGAATTATATCGACAATTTCCACGTACAGAGAAGCACGCCTTCAGAGATGAAACAAAACAGTCTTTATTTAATCTAACTAAAATCTATGAACAAATAGATTATAATGAAGATTTAAAACATTCAGGCGTAGTAACTCAAGGTAATTTTCAATGGCAAGATGGAGTACAAGATACAAGCGTTATATTTGTACCTACTAAACAAGGTAGATTTTACGTATCATGGGTACCAAACATTAATCAACAAAATAGAGTCCTTGTAAAGGGCGGCATTAAACATCCTGGTAATGAACACATGGGAGCTTTTGGATGTGATAGTTATGATATATCAGGAACAGTTGATGGGAGAGGTTCTAAAGGATCGTTACACGGTTTAACTAAATTTAGCATGGAAGATGCTCCTGCAAATTTAATATTTTTAGAATATATATCAAGACCTCCAACTGCAGAGATCTTCTTCGAAGATGTGTTAATGGCTTGTGTATTTTACGGTATGCCAATACTTGCGGAAAACAATAAACCAAGACTACTATATCATTTTAAAAGAAGAGGTTATAGAGGTTACTCTATGAATAGACCTGATAAAACAATGCATAAGCTATCTGTTACTGAAAAAGAAATAGGTGGTATACCTAATTCAAGTCAAGATATCAAGCAAGCCCATGCTGCTGCAATAGAAGCTTATATAGAAAACTTTATAGGTTTTAACAATGAACAATACGGAACTATGTATTTTCAAAGAACATTAGAAGATTGGGCAGCTTTTAATATAAATGATAGAACCAAGCATGATGCCTCGATTAGTTCGGGACTTGCAATCATGGCTTGTAATAAAAATAAATATAGACCCATCCCCGAGGTTGTAAAACAATCAGTCAATTTAAATTTTTCTAAATATGACAATAAAGGTGGTGCATCAAAAATAATTAATAGATGAAATTAAACACTGGTATCAATAGTGCGTTTCCAAGTCAGATGGTATCTGAAGGGGAAAAGAAAACTGAAGAATATGGTTTGTTGGTTGGGCAAGCTATTGAATACGAATGGTTTAGAGGAGGTAGAGTAAATGGAAGCAGATGGAATACAGGTTATCAAAATTTTCATAACTTAAGATTATACGCTAGAGGTGAGCAGAATGTACAAAAATATAAAGATGAATTATCTATTAATGGTGATTTGTCTTATTTAAATTTAGACTGGAAGCCAATCCCTATTATACCTAAGTTTGTAGATATTGTTGTAAATGGTATTGCAGCTAAAGATTATGATATAAAAGCCTTTTCTCAAGATCCAGAATCATTAAAAGAAAGAACTCAGTACGCTACAAGCTTATTAGAAGACATGTACGGTCAAGAATTAATAATTCAAGCAAAAGAAACAACTGGTCAAGATCTTTCTCAATCTAACATGCCTGCAAAAGAACTTCCTAGAAACAAAGAAGAGTTAGAACTTCACATGCAGTTAAGTTACAAACAAGGTATAGAAATTGCAGAAGAAGAAGTTATAAATAATGTTTTAGCTTTTAATAAATATCCTTTAATTAATAAAAGAATAATTGAAGATATAGCTACAATTGGTATTGGCGCTACAAAAACATCTTTTAATAGAGCTAATGGTGTTGTAGTAGATTACGTAGATCCAGCTAATTTAGTTTATTCATTTACTAATGATCCAAACTTTGAAGATATTTATTACGTAGGTGAAATAAAATCTATGACTTTAGCTGAAATCAAAAAAAGATTTCCTGGACTTACTGATGAAGAGATGCAAATGATGGTAAGATATCCTGGTCGTGATGGTTATATAGCTAATCCTAATTACGACAATGATTTAGTTCAAATATTATTTTTTGAATACAAAACATTTATTGATCAGGTATTTAAAATAAAAAGAACAGATACAGGTTTAGAAAAAACTTTAGAAAAACCTGACACATTTAATCCACCTGAAAGTGACAACTTTAATAGGGTGTCACGAAGTATAGAGGTATTATTTAGTGGTGCAAAAGTAATGGGTGTTCCACAAATGTTAGAGTGGAAAATGGCAGAGAATATGACTAGACCTATGGCCGACACCACAAAGGTTAATATGAATTATACAATATGCGCACCTAACTTGTATCAAGGTCGTATAGAGTCTTTAGTGAGTAGATGTACTAGTTTTGCTGATATGATACAATTAACATCGTTAAAACTACAACAGGTTATACAAAGAATGGTGCCAGATGGTGTATTTGTAGATGTTGACGGTTTAGCTGAGGTTGATTTAGGTAATGGAACTAATTATAATCCACAAGAAGCTTTAAACATGTATTTTCAAACTGGTAGTATAGTTGGTAGAAGCTTAACACAAGATGGTGATCCCAATAGAGGTAAGGTACCTATTCAAGAATTACAGTCATCTAGTGCTAATGGCAAAATCTCATCTTTAATAAATACTTATCAGTATTATTTACAAATGATAAGAGATGTAACCGGACTTAATGAGGCAAGAGACGGTAGTCAACCTGATGCTGATTCTTTAGTTGGTTTGCAAAAAATGGCAGCAAATGCTTCAAATATAGCTACTAAACATATATTAGACTCTTCTTTGTATCTAACTTTAAGAGTGTGTGAAAATATTTCTTTAAGAATTGCAGATGCTTTAGAATTTCCTTTAACCGCTGATTCTTTAAAAGAAAGTATTTCTGTTTTTAATGTTGAAACATTGAAAGAAATAGATAAATTAAATCTTCATGATTTTGGAATATTTTTAGAATTAGAACCAGACGACGAAGCTAAAGCTCAACTAGAGCAAAATATACAAATAGCTTTACAAACTCAAGGCATTGATTTAGAAGATGCTATTGACATACGCCAAATTAAAAATCTTAAATTAGCTAATCAAATGCTAAAGCTTAAGAGAAAACAAAAACAAAAAGAAGATCAAGCTAATCAAAAGGCGATGATTGCAGCTCAAAGTGAAGCTAATTCTAAAGCTGCTGAATCTGCAGCAATGAATGAGGTAGAAAAACAACAAGCCTTAGCACAGACAGCAATACAAATAGAGCAAGCTAAATCTCAGTTTGAAATACAAAGAATGGAACAAGAGGCTTTGATTAAAAAACAATTAATGGCTGAAGAGTTTCAATATCAATTACAATTAGCTGAAATGCAAGGTAAAGCTAAACAACAAAAAGAAGCTGAAATAGAAGATCGTAAAGATAAACGAACTAAAATACAAGCTACACAACAATCAAAGATGATTGAACAACGCCAAAACGATTTACTACCTACAGATTTTGAATCCTCAGGTAATGACAGCTTAGGCGGCTTTGGGTTAGAGCAATTTGCTCCTCAATAAACAATTTTATTAATTTTATATTATTTTATTATGTCAACAGAAGTGAAACAAGAAGGAACTTTTAAGGTAAAACTTAAAAAGCCAAAACAATTAACAAAAAATGATGAACCTATAAAAGTAGATTTATCAAAACCTAAAACAGAAGCAGATGCCATTCCAGTCGGAGAAACAAAGAAAGTGGTTGTGGGCAAACAAACCGGAGATAGCGCTGAAGTGGACGAACCAATATCAGAGCCCAGCCAAGTTTCTGAAATTAAAGAAGAAGAAGTAAAACCTATAGAAGAAGTTGTTGAAAAACAAATACAAGAAATAGGTGAAAAACTTGAAGAAAAAGTTATTGCTCCTACCCCACAAGAAGTAAGAGAAATATCTACACTACCTGAGAATATTGAAAAAGTTGTAGACTTTATGAAAGAAACAGGTGGTACGTTAGAAGATTATGTTAGATTAAATGCTGACTATTCTAATGTAGACAATGATGCTTTATTAAGAGAGTATTATAAACAAGCTAAGTCACACTTAGATTCTAGTGAAATTAACTTTATGATTGAAGATAATTTTTCATATGATGAAGAAGTGGATGAAGAACGCGAGATTCGTAAAAAGAAACTTGCGTATAAAGAAGAGGTTGCTAAAGCTTCAAAGCATTTAGAAGGTCTAAAAAGTAAATATTACGAGGAAATCAAGTTGAGACCTGGTACTACTCAAGACCAACAAAAAGCTATGGACTTTTTTAACCGATACAATGAAGAGCAAAGTACAGCTCAACAACAGCACGAAGATTTTAAATCTGACACTAAGCAGTATTTTTCTGAAGATTTCAAAGGTTTTGATATCGATTTAGGAGAAAAAAAGTTTAGATATGGAGTTAAGAATCCAAGTGAAGTTGCAACTAAACAGTCAGATGTTTCTAACATAATTAAGAAGTTCTTAAATGAAGATGGAAGCGTGAAAGATGTTAAAGGTTATCACAAAGCTATGTACGCTGCTGACAATATTGACTCTATTGCAAAACAATTTTATGAGCAAGGTAAATCCGATGCTACTAAAAGTATAGTTGCAAAATCTAAAAACATATCTGAAGAGATTAGGACAACTCCTAATTCGGAAGTTTTAGTTGGAGGATTAAAAGTTAAAGCAATCAGTGGTATGGATTCTTCAAAACTTAAGATTAAAACAAGAAAATTTAACTAAAAACAAAACAATTAATTATTATGGGACAAATTTCTCCTGTGTTTGGAAGTGTAATACCTTCTCAAAAACAACAATTGCTAGCTGG